CTGCATTGGATTGATCAGCTGTGGCACTTGCTTCAATAGCATTTAATTTAGAATGATCAGCATCAGTGAATACGTTTGAGTCAGTGGCTGCTTCAACTGCGGTTCTGATTTCTGCATCAGTTTGGTCAGCAGTGGCTGATGTCTCTATATTTGATAGTTTTGTAAATTGTGAATCTGTAAATGCATTAGTCTCAGCCTCATATGCAGATTTAATTTCAGCACCAGTCTGGTCAGCAGTTGCACTTGCTTCAATCCCTGCTAGTTTAGTTGAATCTGCTGAAGGGTAAGTAACTTTTGCTGTATTTGCTGTTATTGCACTTGCTTGTCCACTTGTAATTCCTGTTTTAGATGTGTTTAATGCAACTGCTGTTGCTGAACCAATATCTGCTTCTGCTAAAGTATTATTAACCCATGCTGAACCATTCCATTTTAAAATCTCTCCTGCACTGTTTGAAGTAATGGTTACATCCCCGATGTCGCTTACCGCATTAACCACTCCTCCACCGTAACCGTACCAGTAATTACCTTTCCTGATAAGTATTGTTGGGGTTGTGGAAGAAAGTGTTTCATCTACAGAACTCACAGTTGCTATGTGACCGTCTGCTGATGGGCTTGAAGTATGTGTTAGTGTAATCGTATCACCTGTATCTGCGAAGAGATATACAAGATCGAATTCATTTGTGTTTGTAATTGATAGTTTATCTAAAGTGTCAGTAGTGCCAGTTTCTGCTGCTACTACTGTAACTGAATCTGTTATTGTTGCTACACCAGTTGCTATTGTAATTGTTGATGTTGTTGGAGTATTACCAATCATTCCTGCTTGATCTGGTGCTTCATTCCATTCATTAGAACCGACTGGGGATGAACCATCATCTGGATATGTTGCAGTATCTACTTGTGTAGCGTGTTTATAAATTGCTTTTCGTACCATTATTTACCACTAATTACCTTCCCATTACCTTTAGTTAATTTAAAACTTAATTTTTCCTCAAATCTGACTTTGTCATCAAGTCCACCTTTTCCGTCAGGAAATTTCATGTTAAGTTTCTCTAATAAATTAAATATCTTACTCATTGATAATTTAGACATGCTTAACATAATGGTTAATGGTATATTAATATTCCGTTAAGATTAGGGGTAAAAAGCAAAAAAAAAGAAAAAATGATGTATTACTATACGCCATTCATTGTGTGATTAACATACAATGTTAATGTATCTGTACTGGTTTTATGGAAGCTAGTTGGGCTACTAAAGTTCCAATGAGTTAGGATTTTCACACCGTCTGCTAGAGTTGCTGCTTTGTCAACAATACAACCACCTGTGATTGCGTTGCCTGCACTTGTATCAATTTGTGAGGTAGTCCATGAGAATTTGTATGTGACTACATCAACACCTGATCCAGTGTTATCTGCATCTCCGTCATTAGTCTTTGGGTATGCTGTAGTACAGTCTTTTTGTGCTCCAGAAGTGACTATAGGATTGTTTACTTCACCATAATCATCTGCTTTTGCTGTAGTGTCTGAGCTTGCTGGGTTGTTTAAAACACAGGTTGCTCCTGCTCCTGCTGCTATTGCTCCAAAGTTTTCATTGGTTGATGGGCTTTCTCCACATGCTCTTTTTGCATAGTAGATGTCTCCATCGTTAGTTACTATATTAGCTCCATAAAACCATTGTTTTGTTCCATCTGTGCTTGTTTTTACAACACAAATGTTGTTTTTTGGATCGATTGAAGTTGGGACTTCATATTGTGATCCTTCTACTAATGTAACCATGATATCACTTAAAAGTTTATATATTTAAAGATTATTATACTATGGATTAAGGTTAGTATCTGTGATTATATTGTTTATGGTATCTGCTGATACTTTCTCTAAATCAAATCCATCAAGTAAGAAATCACCTGTCTCTATTATTGTTCTTGATTCAGGATAAGTCCAAGTTATAGATTTTATGGTTGAACTTTTATCTAATGATTTGATTGAATTTATCACTTTTACTTGAAAATTTTCTCTAATAAAATCCAACAAGAATGGACACTGTATTGTATATCTAGTGTTAATACTGTTAAACTCTCCTATAAAATTATCTTTGAATATTGTAACTGCTGCTGCATCAGTTAATTGTGGTGTTAAAATTCTCCTTGAATATAATCCTATTTTATTAATTGATACTGTGTTATCTGCATGAACTATACCAAAACTTCCACCTGCACGGCTTGACACATACAAGTCATTTACCGTACTTGTATCGTCAAATCCGTCTTGACTAATTTGATATTTACCATGTTTGAACGTTAACGTGTTAGTCATATCAATGTCTTTAACTTCTATTATACATTTACCTCTTGGTGATATATAGAATGATGTAGGATTTGCATTTCCAGTACCTATCATCATTAATTGATTTATTATTTCAAGAAAATTACCTTCAGCAGTATATGTATTTATATTTGCACTTGTTCCAGTTGTGTCAATAACACTTAGTTTGAATGTCTGTGTTCCAGATAATTTTGTATTCAGTTTTGCTATTATTGCTCTTACTACCTCCTGTGAGGATACATTTGTAAATGCTGTTAATATTCTAGCACCTGACCCTGAATACCATTCACCAGTTGTTGTTCCTGTTGTTAATAATGTCTCACTAACTAAGGTATCTGTAATTACTTTTCCAAACCCTTTTACAAATACCTTCTTTTCATCCAAATTAGATTCTATCTTCCATATAGTACCAGCTAACTTCATGATTAATGGTATTGGTCTGGATGAGAATATTTGTGATGCACTTTGATGATCTAAATTACCTCCACAATATATTCTAAGTTGATGTAATTCACCTCCAAATTTATTTGCTGTGCCAATAACAGAATTTACTGACCAAGAAGAGGCATCAGATCCAATGGTTGCTTGTGATGGAACATTAAAAGATCCTGCACTATGAGGGTATGATGGATTATATGGATAGTTACCATCTACTGAACTAAATGGTGTATTTTCTGTTCCGTCCACCATATATAAATTAAAATCATTCCCTACACGTTGTATTCTTATTAATGCTGTTGAGTTATATGTTATATTTTTTACTCCATACGTACTTACATTTTTAGAACTTCCTCCTGAATTATTCTTGAAATCAAAACTTGGATAGAAATTACTTCCAGATTTATTAAGTTTTAATGTTATTCCTACATCATTAATATCAGTTTTAGAATATATTACACCAGCAGTTCCTGATGATGGAGTAGTTACCCAAGCATATATTTCAAAATCACCAGAAAAATCATGAACAGGTGTAGTTCCGTCCTCTTGTAGTTTATTTTCAAGTATTGCACCTTTACCACTAGATAATACTGTTCCTTCATACATTCCTCTAAACTTATGATTGGGTATTGTATTTAATGAATAATCTAATCCTTCATAATTTGTATAACCTGATATAGTTGAATGTGTTTGATCCACTGGATCTACATTATATCCACTTTCATCTAACACAGTTCCCTGAAACAAATATGCCCCACGGAGATGTTTGGTGTTTGCAACATCTTGAATATATTTAATCTCATCACCTATATTTATATCTAATTTTGATGTGAATGTAAATACTCCAGAATCCACTGCTCTTAAACCATCTCGTGATATTTCTGCATGGTTAACATCTATCTCAGATACTTTACCAGTAACTGCATCTGTTTTTAATAATTTAACATTAGATTTCAACTGTTACACCTACTGTGCCTTCACGATAATACTGTCAGATTTAACTCCTGATCCTCCAGTATTACGTGCAGTAACATAACAGGTATATCTTGTTCCAGAATCCACTACATATCCAGCATCCACTCCTGCTCCTACAGTAGGTATTATTGTTGTAAAATTTACTCTAACCCCTGCCGATGTTGACCCTGATATAACCCTAGTATATTTACCAGTTGCTGAATCAAATACTCCTTCTGCTACAACCCGTGATTCTGTATAATCAAGTGTTTCATATTGTTTATCATTAGTATCATTATTTTGCCACTCTAACATAAATGATGTTACGGCTGTACCACCTACCCTTGTTGGATCTTTCCATACAAATTGTAATTCTCCAGAGGCAGAAGATGTTATTTCCAGACTGTCAACTTCATCAGGTGTATCTGCATCATAAATTGATATTACATCACCTACTATAAAATCAATGTTTACTGTCCAAACTACAGGTGAACTTGAGTCTACTGATGTATCTATGGATGTTATAGATCCAGTTCCCTCAAATAATGCTTTATTATCTGCTGTTGAAGTGGTATCATATACTCTGAAATAAAATGAATCTGTAATTGATCTGGATTCAAATTTTTCAGTAAATAATGCAACCAATGCAACATTGTTAGTTTCTGAATTATCTTCATATATTATAGTTCCATCTGTGTTTTCATCAACATTAATATTTGTTCCTCTATATTTTAATTTAGATTCTACAAATGGGGTTGTATTCTGAGCCAATGTTATTAAATTAGAATCAAATTTACATGAAAATCTAATCTGTTTTGTATTACCTTCCATTTTTACCAATAGATTAGAATCTGCTGTATCTTCTGGTAATGGCATTGGTGATATTGGTGAAGATAAATTTATGTTTAATGACTCAAATGCTGTAGTTTCAAATCTTTCTATCATATATTGGGTAGTTGCAACACTTGTATTAGATGTATATGATTGTGGATGTATTTTAAATAATTGTAATTTTAATGTCATAGTCTTGCTTTCCTCGTATTACTTGATTCTATGGCTCTCATTATAGTTCTCTGGAATTTAAGCATATCTTTATCTGAATATATACTACCATTTACTGTTATATTAATTGTTGTTCCTGAATTACCACCCATCTTATTCATAGGTATTACTGCTTCTGACCCACTTTCACCAAGCATATATTTTTGACCTGATTTACCTATACCTTTAATTGGTTCTCTTATAATTCCTCCTTGTGCCAATCCAAAAAATCCTCCTCCCCATCCAAACGCACCTTCATTTTCTTCTCTTTTCTTACCTGTAACTAAATCTGCTCCTGCTCCTGCTAATCCTACAAGTTGTTCTGCTGTAGACTGTTTACCGAATCCAATAAAATCCATTACTCCTTCTGCTATATCTTCGCCTACAACACCTTTCATTAAACCTACACCACCTGAATGTATTCCTTCGTATTGATCTGGTGCATATTGCTTCATAATAGATCCTGCTGCATCTATTGCAGTTAATACTTGTCCAACTATTGGTATAAATTTGGATGCTGTCTTTCCTGCTAATTTTGCAGCAATTACTCCTGACACTTTACCTATTGCTTCAACTGCTGGTTTTGTTGCAGTCTTTGCAACCTTCCCTCCTACACCACCTGTAATTAATTTATCTGCTGTTCCTATAGATGTTTTCAATGCACCACCAACTATTTGTGTAGTTCCTTTTATTGCTTTTATTGCAATCTCTGCTGGTAGCCCAGCTACTCTGTCTAATATTTTTAATGTTTTTAATGCCCCACTTGTAACTTTTGATGCAGTTGTTGCTGCCTTTGCAGAATCAGCAGCAACTTTAGCACCTGTTTTAAGTGCTTTACCACCATCAGTCCAATCCATTGTTTTTGATTTTACAGGTAATTTTTTCATAACTTTTTTTGTTTTATCTTCTAATGCTGGTACTTTTGTGTTTGCTATTACTTGTTTTGTTGTTAGTTTAGCAAGAACCCCATGAATGTTAGGATCTGGTAATGCTTTTTTAGTAACTTCAACCAATTCATCCATCTTCTTTGAAGCAATAACATTTTGTTTTGCAGGATCTTCTGGTTTTGGTATATCTTCTACTTTTAACTTTGGGAAGAATTTTGCAAACATTGTTTCAAATTCTGCTAAATGTACTTTTAAACTTGATGTAAATGCAGTTCCTATTGCATCACCAAATCCATCAAATGATGTAAGTAACTCTCCTAAAATCTTACCATTTCTAATAAACCAAGGATATACCTTTTGATAGAATGGTATAATAAATTTTCGAAGTAATAATATAAGTATTGGTCTGAATACGAATCCAAAGAAATCTCCTATAGGTCTGAGAATAAGAGTAGTTGCAAACTTTGTGAGTTTAAGCAACTGTTGAAATGCTGGTGAACTATCTATTACCATTTTTGCCAATGATATTCCTCCACCTACAGCACCTACACCCATTGCTCCTGCTGCCATTTTACCATGACCACCAAACATTTTATTCCATTTAGATGTTCCACCAAAAGTATCATCAAGTCTGTCAGATATATTTTCTAATATACTGATAGATTTCATTCCTTGTAATTTATTTCTTTCTTTTGCTTCAATAGGATCTAATATTTTTGATCTCTCTTCACCTTTTAACTCTTTTAGTCTTTGTAAATCCCCCATCTTTGCATTTCCCATTCCTGACATAAAATTCATTGCCCCACCCATCATTCCACTACCAGTACTACGTGTTAATAATTCCATTGAACGTGCATTATTCATTAATTTATAGCGTTTTTCTAAAAACTGATTTCTTTGTTTATCCATTATTGATTGTCTTTTAAGAAACTCTGTATACTTTAATGTCTTTCTATCAACACCAGCAGTTAAACTATCATTGACAGTTTTAGATATATCCTTCATAGCCTGCTGAAGATTCTTGATACCTATCTCAATATTAAAATCATCATCTTGAGGAACTGCTGACATATAAATCTTATTACTTACGTCTATTTAAATTTATTCTATCTTTGCGTGCTTCTTCTTGATATTCATATATGATTCCGTTAAGATACCCTATATGTTGGTCATCTACTTGATGTTTTGTCCAACCGAATTCCCTTGCGAAGAAGTAGTAAATTGAGGAGTTGTTTCTTGCTCCATCTCCCCCACGAAAGTCTCCACCCATTCTTCCAGATATTTTGCTAAAGGGTAGTCTTTCATGACCTCCTTCATGATTACTTTTGCTACACTAGATTTAAGATTTCTAATTTCTGCAATCTCTTTTATCTGAAAAGGTGCTTTTGTTATAACTGCTGTTAAAATCATTTGTCTGTATAATGGAATATTAACCTTTGGTTTACTAACATCTGTCATATCAAGACATTTATTTAATATATTTTCTAATTCACCAAATGTAATATCATCTTCATATTCTACTGATTCTTTAGTATCTTTCCAATCTATTTTAAATGACTTGGTTGCCAATATAAATGTTTATAATTTATAGTATAAAAGACTTATGATTATGGCTCTGTGGCTGCTGTTGATTTTGCAACAACTTGTATAGTTTTAACTTGCCAGTTAATCTCTTCAAATATTGGTTCTACTGGTTCTAGTCCAGATATTGCCAAGTCAGATATTGATAGACCTGTCATATTTATAACAATTTCTTGGTTAGTAGAACTTTGAATGAATGTTAATTTGAATTTTGCTGTTGCTCCAGAAGCATCTACTTCTTCTTGATAAGTTGTAGAACTATCTGCTTTGATTTGTGCAAGTAGTTTTTCTAATAAATCTTTGTTAATGAAGGATGCTCTAAATGAACCTGTAATATCTAAAACTCTTCTGTATGAATCAGTTGCAGAATGTGATCCTAATCTGTATAATAATTCACTGTTTTGTGCAATGGATAGATTTACATCTTGACATTGTGCAACCACTGTATCATTTAATGTTAATTCTGCATGTGCAAAAGTATAAGGAAATTCTTGTGATGGTTCTGAAGGGGCTGTACCTAATGATGATGATGGTGCTGTTTCTTGTCCATAAGTAATATCCGCTGTACCTTCAACCATTCCACCAACTGCGGCTGATAATGAAATATTATTTACTAAGCCACCTTTTAATGTTCTAACAACATCTGCTGAAACTCCATCAATACCAACTTCCATACGAATAGTTCGTGGAGTTTTAAGATTTGCTGTTGCTCCATAAGTATAAATATAGTTAGGTGATGAACCTGATGGTGCTGGTGCACCTAAAATTGCTCCAAATATCCAAGGATTTGAAAGTGTAAATCCCATTGAGGCAGTTCCTTGTTGTTGACCGTAAGCGAATTTATGAATAGTATTCTGATTTAATTGTGATAAATTGGTTCTATTATTAGTTAATGATAGACTGGATAATTTGTCTTGTAGACCAAATTTCTTATTTGCAGTTCCTCCAGCACCATATGAAGTCTCGAAATCATATTTTACATATGCATGAGCACCAGTTCTAACCATGAATTTATATTATAATTATGACTTATAAAGTTTATCTATGGATTCAATTTTCTATATCTGACTATTATGGTATGCCTAAATATATTTCTAAACATATCATTTTCATGATATGATGAAGCAATCACAAGGTCAACATAATTTGTTCTTCTTATATTTGCTTTTACTATTCGAAATACCTCATTAACCACATTCTCATGATATTCTAGATTCTGGAATGTATGTACATCAATTTTAACATTTATATAGTGTAAAAAATCCTCACCGTGAAGACTAAAATATTGAGCATCCTCGTTTGTTGGAGTTAAAAGTATAAAATCTCTCCTATCATCCATAAAACCAGTTGATCTTTCATCCCACATAAAACTTACATCTGGTAAGTTTCCAATAGTCCAATTATCGGCTAACAGTGATTTGGTATCAGATACTGTTGCATATAGATTTGAAGCACCCATGATTTATATAATAGTATGTTACTTATTAAATTTACCGTGGATCTTTCCTTGGTTTACGAGTATTTCCACTGGTTCGTCTTATTCTAGAGTATTTAGTACCTCTATTATTCCAACCTCTTGAAATACGTTCTATCTCTTTATCCCAATTATCATATTTATCCTTTCTTCTTCTAGAACGTATATCTAACTTTGAACGTCTCATCATGGTAGATGCTTTAATCTTAGCCCCAGCAGTTTCCCTATATTTACGAAATGATGCATTTGGTGTTTCTGGGTCTCTTGTATATTTGAATGTTTTTTGTCCTAATTTTCTAGTGTAAATACCATTTGCTATAAGAAATATAGAACTGTCTATGAAACTCTTTCTTCCTTTAACTGTTTTTATGTTTTGAAAATCATTAAATCTATATGATTTAAACAATCCTGTTTTAAGAAACCATGTCCTTATATTTTTAATATTTGGAAATTTGGGTTTCACTTTCCACTGTGCTTCAATTTCAGGTAATTCTTCTAACCATTTCTGATGCTGTTCACTTCTAGGTGAATTATATTCAGTATATTTTTCCTTCATATGTTTACTTTCTAATATATTATTCAAATCAAATTCTAGAAAATCATCATTGAATTTAGTTAGAACTTCTTTTAATACTTTATTTATTATATCAGATGTATTTGTATCTGCCTTGAAGAATTTTGCCATGTTAGGTTCTGCTTTTTTATTTAATAATTGACCTGAAAATATATATTTTTCATTCTCTAGAAACTTTGATAACTGTTCACCAGTAAATGATTTAAAGATTCTATACTCCTGTACTGTTTCGGCACGTTTTTCTGTAATATGTGCTGCTAAAATAGAAGCCTTGTTATGATCACTTTGAAGTTTAGGATGTTGTTTTTCAACAGGTACTTCTCTATTAAATTCTGCTATATATTTAGATATATTTGGGTGTTCCTCACCCATATTTCTAATATGAAAATAATGTATTTTTGACACTTCAGGATATTTACTTGATAACCAACTTTCAAATGTTATTTTTTTTTGAAAATATGCTTTTGTGAATTTATGATCTATCTCTAAACGTATTGAACGTGCTGTCCTAAACTTCTTATACCATGTATCATTTACTTTTTTTAATTCTCTTAATACAGGACGAGAATTATACACTAATTTAAATGGTACATAATCCATTCCTAATTCTCTAAATTTTAAATATATATCACCATTAGTTCTAGCAACTAATTGATGAACCATTGCATCTACAGCACTTCTTTTATTTGTGAATGTATTTTTAGCGGTTTGTTCTATTTCTGATAGATTTGGAACATATTTTGCTTGTTTAGATGGCATATCATTATGGTATAAAGAATACTTCTTGTCTATTATCTATACAATTCTCTATATCAATTCTCCAATCAGATTTAGAAGCACCCATATCTACACCATTTCCACCAGTTGGAAGTATATCCATTCTGAAACTAGAATTCAATAGATCTATTGCTGTAAGTTTAATACATGCATCTGCTACATCTAATGGAACTGTATCATCACCATAACGATATGTAATTCTACATCTATGTTTTCTAATAATTGTAAATATATAACCTCTAAGGAATAGTTTACCATAAACTGGTTCAAAGTCATACCATTGTGAGTTACCTAGAATATCAGTATAAGTACTACCTGCACCTTCCCATACCTCTATCTTGTCACCCAATGCTGGATCTAAATCTCTACAATTTCTATGTTTAAGGAAAAGTGGTGTACCCCATCCATAAGTGTATAATAATGGTAAATCGTGAACTTCTCTTGATGCTGTTTTATTTCTTCCAAACGTATGACCTATACGTCTGTCTAACTCCTCTTCCTTTCGATTTATAATCTTTTCAACTTGAGTCTTATTTGGAGTAGTAGTAGCAGTGATTGGAACACGTAAAAAATCGGAGACATCAGCGACTGTACAATATGTTACTGCCATGAATATATAACTGTTGCTTTCTATTTAAATATTATTAAATACTCTGCATCGCCTGTGATATCAGCATAAATACCTGCTTCAAAACGTCTATTTATATTACCTAAATCTTGAGTTGATTCTGCATATACAGTAAATTCAACTGGTGCACCACTGACAACACCGTTTTTTAATTCTATTTTAGATCCACTAGAACCTGCTTTTGTTACTTTAACTCCTACAATAACTCCGTGACCTCCTTTTACTACACCATCAGAGTTAACATTAGCAACATTATGATTAAGTTCTACCATAATTAATTGTACAATTAGTCATATATAAACATTATTAAAAATAAAAAAAAGGTTTAGAAACCAAATACTCTAATACGTATGGTCAATGAATTGACTGCCGTATCACTAGCATCTAATTCCCCAAGAGCTACAACTGTTGCTGTGGCACTCGTTGGTTCTTGACCATAAGCTTTAATCTTACCTGTGGCTGCTGCCCCTGCTGCTGCTGGGACATATTGCAAAAGTAGACCTGCATTACTATGAAGTATTTCTGCTCCGATAACTGTGCTTATTCTACCACCCAAAGAAAGGTCAACTGTGTTTCCTCCAGTTGTGTAAGTATCTGCTGCACCATAGGTGACATCTACTACACATGACTTTAGTTTAGAAGTCAATTCTGCTTGGACTGACAAAGTCTTTCCTGTTAGACTCTTATGGTCTGAATTCTGTGCGATTGTGATTGCCATTATTCTATATCAATATCAACCATATATAAAGATTGAGGATCATTCATATTATATAAATTCTTGCCCTATATTATATCTCTTCTTATCGTGTAAAAAGTTAGTTAAGTTAACTAAGATAAGTTAACTAAGTTTTTACAGAAACTAAAAGTTGGTAACATTGGACAAACATTTAAATAAAATAAAGGTGTGGACTGTTAGATTCTTTGTAACAGTCTACTTTTTGATGTTATCATTAATATTGATACAATTGACACTGCAAGTATCATCATTGCTATCACACCAAATTCTGGGACTATGTTTCCATCCAATAACTCTATATCAATGGTTTCAGATATCCCTTCTTGTATTACTTTGACAGTGTAAATACCATCTTCACTCCATAATGCACCACCTGCTGTCAGCATGGTTGTTATTTGACCTGTATGTGTCGGAGTTATCTGATCAACTGTAATGATGTTTCCAGACGGACTTTGAACAATGAAAGTAACTTCTTCCAATGAAACAGACTCCCCTGTTATCACCACAGTATTTGAATCGTCCAAAACATATGCTTCTAAAGAATAGTCAGCGTATGCCAATGGTATGAATGTCACTGCGAGTAACATGAGTAATAAATACTTCATGAGTTTGTTTATAGAGATGGGTATATAAATGTAATAAAAAAAATAAAAAATTTATTTTGGTTCGACTAGAGTTTAATGTCTCTGATCTTACCTTGTGATTTGAAGTGACGACAAACGGTTTCACCCATTGTTCTGTAAACACCTTTCTCAACGAAAGCGTTGTTCACGAATGGATAAGCTGGTGTTCTACGTGTTGCTTCATAGTACTCAGTTGGGATTGCGACTTGAATTCCAATTCTTGGATATCCGTAACCTTCTGCATCAGAAGTATCTAATGCAAATAGTCTTCCGACTTCATTTCCGCCACCAGATGGGGCATCTTTTGAAGGGATGAATGGGATACCATAGATAGAATCTACGTGAATTCCGACTCCAGTTCCTTTGAAAGTTTGGATACCGTTTACATCAACTTGTACTAATGCTTCACCGTAAGGGTTTGGAATACGGACTGAAGGCATGTATAAGCCTTGTATTTCGGAATAAACTTCGTGAGAACCTAGGAATACGTTTGGATCTTTACCTGCTGCAATACGGATCTTTCTAAGGAAAGTTCGTAGTGTATCATCGGTAAGAACACCATCTGTTCCTATTGTACCTGATGCTGATTCAACAGTACAGTCAAAAGTGCTTGAACCGTCACGGTCAATGGTAGCGTTAGCTGCCCAAGGATCGTACATTCCATCGTAAGTACCACCTAATGCTGTTTCTTCTGCATTGGAAGAAATAATTCTATCCAATGATTCGAAATTGGTTGTACCTGCGTTATTTGCACTTGCTCCTGCTGCTTCTGATTCAACATCTGCGAGCAACATTCTATTCATGAATTCTTTATGCTGAACAGCCATGTATAATCTGAGTGAGCCTAAGCCTCCCCAGATATCGTCTTTACTGTGAGTTGCGAGCCACTCCATAACTTCAGATGCACTGAATGGCAACTGAGCAGTTTTTGGTCTGACGTCAATCTCTTGTAAAGTTGGCTTTACGGTTTCAGCAATATTTCCACCTTCAGAAGTACCACCTAGAGTTGTATTACCTTGGTTCGTATTCAAAGTTGGTTTGGCAGTGATTGCCCTCCAACCAGATTTGTCCCAAGGAACTTTTGGTAAGATACCAAAAGCATTTGCTTCTAAGTTGAGTTGAGCCCATGCATATGCACCAAATATAGCGTTGAAAACGCCAGATGTTGATGTAGTAACAGGGGAATCAGCTTTTCTGATTAGGTTTCTATTCTGTCCATAATAGAGTGCCTCTAGTTCGTCAATAGTTCTGATTTGAACCATTAGAACCATGCCTCCTCTTGTGTAGGAGTGTAGTAATCACCTTTCAAAATTCGTTGTGCTACGACAGATAAACTGTCGAAACCTTGTTCTCGTGCATCTTTTAGAACCATATTCAATTCAGATTGCTCTGATTTGTTTATAGTTTCAACAGATGCTGCTGGTCTTGGAGTCTCAGTGGTGAAATCAAAGTTAGTTTTCTCAGATTTTTCTTGCATAACAAGGTCTTCTGGATCTTTCTCTGCACCTTCGCCATCAGCATCTAATTCTGCTTGAACAGAATTGGATTGATAGGTATCTGGGACTTTTACGTCTTCACCAATTCCTTCATCATCTGAAGTATTTGGGAAGTCCAGTTGAGTCTCTGGTTTCTCTTCGAGGGCTTTTGTAAGTCTCTCATCGAGTGCAACTAGGGATTCTGATTGTGCTTTAACGTGTTCTGTCAAAGTTGAAAGAGTTTCAATCAATGTTTCATCAAAAGATTTTTTAGCATCTTTCTCTTCATCTTTTTCTTCTACTTTCTTGTCGTCGCTTGATTTTGCGATTTCTTCGATAGTCATGTTGTTATAGAAACTATTATATAAGTGCTTATAAAGATTGTGTAAACGTTTATATTATGTTGGTTATTCGTGAAGATGTTCAGTACATCCACGAGCATCACCAAGTGAATTATTAATCTTTTTTAATGTTTGTGTTTGTGCGTGTTTTCTAAGTTTAATATTAAGTAATTTATTTGAATCTCCTTTAATATCACTGGTTGCATATTGATCAAGTGTCATAGGATCATAATGATTATGGAATTTTTGATTTGAGGATTGACCTTGTGATGTTTGATCATTATCAAAATCTTCCGTATCTACATCTCCTAATTCAGGTAATTTTCCTTTTATCTTCTTTAATTGTTGTATTTGTGCGTGTTTCTCAAGAGAGTATTTGATTGCCTTAATTTTTTTTGCTCCTAACACTTTATGAGCAAGATCAGTTGTAAGTTTTGGTGCTCCATACTTGATATTCTCTCTAACATCATCAGCACCTTCATTATAAGCTCCTTCATATGACGGAGAATTCATATCACCCACTCTTTCTGATTTAACTAGTTTAATATTTGCTGCTCCTTTATCTTCGGCTCTTTCAGGTTCTTCTTGAACAATATTAATATCATTGGTTTCTCCACTTCCTTGAAAATGTGGATCTAATCCTCCTCTTACGCCTCCAACTTGGTTTGCAGTTGTATCACCTTTCAATTTACGTCCTGATGATGCTTCTCTGCCTACATTTTGATTATACATAGAATGTATATCTCCACCTGCATCAGAATGGTCTCTACGTTTAACCTCATCATTATCTTTCTCTTCATCCTCTTTTTCTCGTTTATCTTTATCATCTTCTGTTTTACCTTGACCACCTAATTGATCATTACCTGCTTCAGTTTGATATGCAGATGTATTTTTTAAATGTGGTTTCTTTGCTGACTCTTTAGCGTTCTCCATTATTTTATCAGTATTAGTTTCTTTATCATTAGGATCTTTATACTCAACTTTACCATCAGAATGACCAAATGTTCTCTCTTTATGAACAAATGAACCTACAATCTTTTCTGCTGATTCTCTTGACTTACCCTCTCTTACAAGTGCCTCTACCTTTTGCTCAAATGTTTGTGATTCGTTTAGATCTGCTTTTTCTACATAACATCCCATATTTGTACACTGAATAACCATTTTATCATCATCTCTTCTACTTGATGAATAATTTGCTTTTGCTATAGGATTATAATCTGTAATGATTGCCATTGGTACTGCTGGATCTTTACATACTGCAACCTCATAATGTTCTAAATTGGATAATGCATATGCCATTGATCCATCTTTCATTTTCATTGGGGTTCTGTTAGAACGAGTTGCTCCACCAAATGATAATCCCTTATACTCTTTACTTTTGATTTTATCCCAGATAACATTATCTAGTTCATAATTCTTGTAAATCTTACCTGTAATTTTAATTGCTGGTAAATCTTCACCATGTTCATTTTTAACTACTGTTTTAGAATAATTGATACCTTTTCCTATGATTCTATTACTATGAGTGTCAGATATTGGTGCACCTCTATCCATCCAGATTGGTAACACTTTGTAAAGTTCATCTACAATCGTGACTTCTCCCTGCTTATCCTTCATCTGCACAGTGAGTAGTCCCTCAAAATATCTTTCGTCAGAGTTGATTGACTCCATACTCTTTAGAGATGTGGTAAGTTGGTTAAATCGAAGTATGTTTGCCATATATAAAAGATTACATTAATACTAATAAAGATTATTGTAGAGATAAAAAAATAGAATAAAAAGGATTTTTAGTAACTAACTGTTACTGAGTTTTTTTTGCTCTGGATACAGCGAAATCTACTGTGAAACCTGCCATAAGACCAATCAGGACTAATCCTAAAACGTCTATTCCAGATGTTGATATTGTTTGTGCTACAGCGAGTCCTGCGAATCCAGATACAATTACTGCACCAAAGAATTTCTTAATATCATATACTGGTTCAGGAGAACCTAGAAATCCTCTAATGGTATTCAGTACTGAACCTGCGACTGTTGCGAGAACTACTGCAAGTAATGGGTCTACCATAGACAAATTCTTACAGTGTAGTATTTAAGTTTACTTATCTAGTAATTCTTTGACTAAATCATCTAAATCAGAGTCACTATCTGGGTGAGCACGATTGGTCTGTCTATCAACTGCTTTAGCTAAAATAATAAGTGTTTTTTCTAATCTTGATACAGTTTCACATAAATCTTTCTGTGTTTTACTCATTTTTTTGAAGAAAGCTACAACTCCCCCACCTGTTGCTATCATCATTGTTAATAACAGTGGTTCAACAAATGAATTAAACAATTGTTCCATAAAACATATTATTTAAACATAGTTATAAAGATTACACAGGTATAAGGTATTTCATTTTTATTAAATGAGGTATTAAATCTGAATTTTCCTCTATGAAACTAATAAAATCATCACCTTTTATATCTGTCTTACAATGAAATTTACCACATTTGTAACATAAATCTAAAGACATTTTGAATCCAACATAACTATAAACCCTTCCACCACATTCACATGATTCATCTTCATCTAAATCAACCATACACTTTATTTATTAACCTTCTATATGTATTTAGTGTATATGGCATCTGCAATATATATATTCGATAATATGATGAGATTTGATCATTTCTATAAAGGGCATACAGAAGATAAAATGAGAAGAATAAAGATAATTGATATGTATATACAGGATAAGAATAAATTATATATTGTAACTAACACCAATGATCAAAAGGAGAGACCATTATTACAAAAATCCCTAGTACATTTTAGGAATGGTACGTTAGGTGAACATGAGAATGAAGGTACTGAATTAATAAAATATGAAAAAATCAAATTTAATAGGAAAAAGATGCAGTTAGAGTTTAATTCTAGATTCCTTAGAAAACCATCATTGAAATGGAAGGTTGATAGGTATTTTGATGCAGTGTATAGAAATGAGAATAAAATAATTGATTATGATCATAGATATTATGACTTTGAATTAGATAGGATTATTCTTATATTAAAGAATGATTAACGTCTCCAAGACTTTGTACCACTAGACATTATTTGTTTCCAATCCTTTCCATGTTTTCTTCTCATTGATTTCCAGAATGGATCTGCACCATGCATACCACCTACTTTATTATACTCTTTCATATGATTAGCTGTTTTTCTATGACATTTCTGACATAACCTACAATTAATCTGTTCCATGTTGAATTTATATACACCACAAAAGTGACACATTCCGTAATAGATTGGTTTTATTGATACTAATAACGGTTCTCTACCCTTCTTTCCAGCACAGTCTCCACATATGTCAGATACAAGTGCCCCTACTACATTAGAACCAAAACAACCGAAACATAGACCTTCCTTATAATTGTTTACTTTAGTATATTCATTCTTTTGATGTATGTCAACTATCTTGTTACCAATGTCTGTACCACCAGAATCTAAGTTTAACTTAGTAGCCATGATCTTTCTTTATCCCAATCAATTTTTTTAGACAATCTTGTAGACATACAAACACATCATCATTTTGTACCTCGTCAGTTATTTTTTTCATATCTGTCAAGGTGTCATCAAATATTGTATATTTGGGAGTTTTAACCTTTCTTGTTTTCTTTTTGACTTTATCTGTAAGTTCTTTATGAATCTCACATGTTTCATCGCATCTATGATGTCTCTTCGTCATCTTCCCACTTTCTCACCATGTCAAATTCATTCTGTACAATGTTACGTGCTTCTCTTACTGTAATTCCTGTAAACTTTCTAAGTTCATCAACTGTTTTAGTTTTCTTCCAGTTGTAATCCATTGCTGATTGTAATGTTTTTTTCACAACATCAAAGTTATCTGGGGTAATGCCTGTTGGGAAGTTCTTCTGAGAGAGAGAAGTTCCTGCACCAGAACTAGGTGAACCTTGGGTTACACCACCTACATCAGATGGTCTATTCTGTTGTGGTTGACCTGCAAAGTTTTGTCTGTTCTCTTCAGGGGCTGCTGTTCCTCTACCTCTACCCATCTGTAGTTCATCTATTGGTTCAGGTATTTGGGAAACATTGTATTCACCAGTATGGGTTCTTGTAACTTTGAATCCCATCTGTTGAAGTAAAGCCATGTTTTGTATTTCTACTCCATCTCTTTGTAGTTCAGATAGTTTATCATTCTCTTCTCCTGCTTCTAATCTGAGATCCCAGTCATCTACACCCATCAACTCTACAAATTTCTTAAAGAATGATTTGTATAGAATGTCTTGACCCCATTTGACAGCACGATTTGTAATTGTAACTTGTAATCCCTCTTGTGACCATCCACCTACCATCTCACCATAGTACAAAGGTAACACACCATACACTGCACCAATAATTTGTCTTAACTCTTTTCTTACTTCAATGAACTGTAACTCTTGTAATGTACCAGTAAAGTCTAACCATTGTGCCATATTCTGTCCACCCTTGTCTGACTCTACCATAAGTGGGTGAATCATGTATGGGTCTTCTGTTGCTTTTTGTTCAAGTGCATCCCATGACTTTCTAAAGGTTTCATAGTTTCTTGATGCTACAACTAAGAGTCCTCTTGGTGGTCTCATCTTATCAAAGTATTTTCTGACATATTCATCCATATGAGATAGAGCCATAGCCTTACTCCATACGGCATAGATAGGAGAGAATCCATAGATTAAAGATGGTTTGTATTTACCTGCTTTCCATATAACTTCACCCTCTGCATAAATTACTCTCTTAGGATGTGGTACACCTATAGAGTAAACAGAGTTAACTTCTAATATTGCCTTTAGGGCTTTAGCGTTACATTGATCACATCTATCATTATATAATCTAGCATCTCTATGTTCGAATCTAGGACATACAAATATCTTTTGTCTCTTATCATCATAACCGATTCTACCATCAGAGTCGGCAATCATTGCGACTTGTGGTGGATCAATTCTTAATAGTTCTTTTATCTCTGTTTTAGATTCATCAATTTCTCCAGTAATATCATCAATAAAGTAATTCTTTAATAAAAGCAAGTAAGCATTATCTGCTATTTCTAAATCTCTTTCTAATTGTCTAGATACGTCTTCCAGATTTTGGGCGTTTCCATTAACAGGTTTATTTATCAAATCTTCAATAATCTTACGGTGCTCTGGTACAGGGGTTCGTAAATCATAACTTTGACATGAGTCACATTGTATTTGTTGTACCTTCTTTGGTTCTTCACCTTCAACTGCTACATTAGGAGCATATTGAAATTCTTTACTACATTGATTACATTTGTACTTGAAACGTTCGGTGATCTGCCAACCATTCTTGAACATTTCTCTGTTTAGAGTCTCAATAGGAATACGTAAAGCATCAATGTTATCTGCCAACTCATAAATCATTATGAGAGGGAATGGGAATATAGGAAGTTTAGCACCTGTATCAGTTGCCATATAAGGTTGTGCTACAGAAGGTCTAGTAGTTGATTCTGTATAACCTTTGTTTACGGGGCTAAGGGTGTTTCTAATACTACTGATTCTAGCACGTAAACCCATAGTATAATGAATATATAATAGTTTATAAACTTATTGTATAAATAACATATTTTGACATGGTGTCAGATTTTGTCAGGATCACCATGATCAGGACATCTAATATCTCGTCCTGTATCTTGGATACAAGAACAGGGTTTGGCTACTTCCTTTTTAATCATTGTTGGGGTATTCTCCCTTATAGCCTCAATCTTGTCCTTGCTCATGTATTATACAATATATAATACTAATATAAAGTTTGTTGTTATGTTAAAGTATTTAAAGGACATAGTATTTAACAGTGATATGGTGGACTTTGAATTACACGATTATAAAACAGTGATACGCTGGTTCGAATTATGCTTTGGGAAAAACCCAGAGGCATTGGGTATGGACGACAAGAAGACGTTCTGGAAGTTATCGTTCTTGTGCGAGGACAAAATAAATTATGATAAAGAACATCACGTACATGATAATTAATATAACATATATTTTTGCGTAGCAAAAACGGGGTTTTGAAGACATATATAAGATATAGACTCGGATTTCCGAGCTTTTTGATAGCATGCCATACTCCAACACTATGGTATATATTCTATAGACCCCTAAAAACCGAGCTTTTAGTTAAGTTTATATTACGTGGACATTACTGATAATCAGTCTTCAGGGATTACCCGAAACAGTCCGAAACGAACGGTAGCCCTCTTAGACCAAATCTACCCCTATATTAACCGTTGCAACGTGGATAAAGCCGTCACCTGCAACAAAAAGAAAGTAAAAATATTTGATCGTATTATACAACTTTTGGGGTAGAATTTTAATATCAAAAAACTTATATAATATATTCACGTAATATATACAGGTCAATTAGAACATATTTGGCACTAAAGCACCTCGTTGTCGCAGGTCGTGACTTGATGAACACGTAAGATTCATCATCCAACCTGTTTGGATCTTAATGTCCTAGTGTTATTATAGGCGAAATCGTCTACCATGGATCTAAACATTTAATTTTAATTATATGTATAATATCGTGTGTATGTAGTATGTCATACATATGTATGTCATACATATGTCATACAATAATTTTTAATTAGAAATCTTCTAGAAAGATTTTTATTACTCTTTCACATGTATAAAGTATGTCAAAGATTCTATTATTCTTTTTATCGTTGTTTTGTCTTGGGACAATCATACTCATACCAGTGGGGATAGTGGGGCTTTATTACTTTGCTAAACCATCTTCGATTGAAAATACATCTAAATATAAAATTGTTAATATAGATGAGATATCTCCAGATTCATTAGAAGAGTGGCGTTAGAAACATTTATATAATGTTATATATCATTCCATACTATGAAAGGATGTAAAGGTGTGTGTAGTAGAGTTGAGAGTAAACGACCATTTGGTGATCCATATAAAACACATTCACATTGTAACAGATGTGATTCATGGATTAATAAAAATTTATTAATTGATAATAAATGTCCATGTTGTATGTTTCCTCCAAAGATGAAAGGACGAAAGCAGAGAGTTATAGAAGCATATCAGTTTTTATCTGCGTAACTTTTATATAAGGTGTCATGTATATAGAAGTGTGACATTTGGAAGTAAACAGATTAAACGAATGACATGTATCGCCTGCAATGAAATAATAGGCGATCATTCATTCAATAAACTAGGAAAGTGTCTAGTAAGGGTACAGGCAAGTATCATGTTAGATGGGATGGATAAACAAAATAAAAAAAATAAGGAATTGGTGTCTACTACCAAAGATGTAATTGATGCTTCGGACAAGGACGATATTTCAATACCAAAGAATGATATAGATGACGGTGTGGAGATGAATAATATCGAGACATCTGATGGATCTTTCGGCTTGACAATTAACAATGAAATTAAATAATAAACATAATACTCACAAGAATCACAGCAAGTGTATAACAGAGAACGATAGTTACTGTTGGTGTCTAATAGCAGGGTTATCGAAAGATTTATATATGGAAGATTTGAAGGAATAGTCATGTACAGTGATGACAAACAACGTAAAGAACATTTAGTAGACTTTAAGAGTGTATTACATATGATTGAACATCAAACAGTCTCCAAAGAAAGAGACTATAGAATCAAAGTTCTAAAGGAATGTATTAATAGATGTTCGGAATAAGAAAACTATTGGGTTTAGTTAAAGAAGATAATACTAGAGGATTATGTCATAACTGCTTTAAAAGTAACGTGAAGTTATCCAACGGGTATAATATACTATGTGAAGACTGTTATCCAAAGGGTGACTAGAATGAACTGGGACGACAGAGAAGATACATTAGATGAATTTTCGGGTATAAACAAGATTAGACATTCAATGGAGTGTCCAAATTGTCGTAGTAATACATGGTCATTCTGTTGTTTTATCCCCGACTTTAAGACGGGTAGAATAACAGAAGGATGTAACGAGTGTGATAAGAGAGCAAAGAAAATCTGGGATAGAGAAAATGTTAAAGTCTCCACAGCCATCACTGTTATAGTCCTAGGTGGTATAGGAGTCATGGGGTTTATCTTAGGTCATTTCTTGAGATAGATATATATAAGGGATATATGATTACATAACATGGGTGTCAATGACACGTTTCATAAGGATCTTGCCGTAGGCAAAAATTTTGAGGGCATGGTGCTGGACGAGTTGAACAAGAACTTCCCCCACGCCTATATAAAGGAAGGATATTTCAAAGACTATGACATATACATCCCAGAGTTAAGAAAGAGTGTAGAGGCTAAAAGAGATAGGAAATCACAAGACACGGGAAACTTGGTAATAGAAACCTCATTCGGAGGCAAGCCCAGTGCACTAAGTACCACAAAGGCTGACTACTGGGTATTTGATTGTGGAGACGAATATATCCTAACCACCCCGACACTTATAAACAATGCAATTCTTGATAGTAAAAGTAGACAGGTCTCGTTCATAGGCAAGGGAGATACTAAATCAAAGGAAGCCTATCTCCTAAAGAAAGAGTATATAAGGAAACATTCTCTCAGTCTAGGCACAAACCTATATGAGGTACTTGGACACATTCATTACAAGGGAGTGTTAAACGGTTATGGTTTAAAGTCCCCAGCCTATGACTTTAATGACAATAATTTTCACTTAGATATTTAAGATGATTTAACTCATGAAATAATAATGTATGACCGCAACTATCTTTCCATGAATCATAATGGTCTAATCCTATATAGATTCTTTTTGGAAACCATTTCGCACACGCATAACTGTTATATTCGGTACAATATTTCCATGAATCTTTATCAAAAATATATATTTGCCATGTTTCATCACAGTCATAATATGGTGCGTTGATTATTAATGAGCATATAACCAATGTTTCTATTAACATAATTATTTATAATGAAACAGATAATATAAATGTATCTTTATATAATATATTGATTATCAATTATTTCCAGTCCTGTCCGATTCATAACATATATATATCCTCTAATTCTCAAAAATGGGATTTTTTATATGTCGACCACCCACGGGTTATTCGTTCCTAAACACTGTGGAAATGTTATATGTACCGATACGCATTAAGGGTTGTCTGAGATGATCTCTCAGGCGTGGTCGCTTTCTTAGACCACAAGTTCAAGTTGTTAGTCTTAGGACTCAACCTATGAACCATTTGGTGATAGGGCTATTAATAGGCACTAGGCACGGAATGAGTATGAGAACTCGTTCAGCATACGCCAATGTGTCGAGGGTAGTCGTGTCTAATAGAACCTTAGAGATATCTCAATCTTAAAGGGTTACTATGAGCCTAAACATCACTTTATGATGGTCGAACGTGTCCAACAGAGCACGCACTCGAAAGGGGAAAGTTATAACTGTAAGACAAATCAGGTGATAAACCAATACGTACGTATAGTATGATTGGCGAAACATCTGAGGTAAACGTAGTCGTAAGACTACCTATGAATTTGGTGAATTATCACCATTTCTTATAGACAGTACGTACGTACTAGTAGGCATAAACTCATACCGAGAGTGGCTCTAGGCGTAGTCGGCTGGTAAGAAATTACTTGAAAAGTTAGTGGTGGTGAAACATCCTTAATAACTGAAACCACTTGAAAGACATTATACGTACGTATGTACGTAACCAAACAGATGACCTGATGAATAGGTTAGCCGTACTAGGCAATTACAAAGACCAAATCTCAGGCACAAACGGTAGTATAAAGAACACCCCTTACGGGGACACTTGTAACTAGAAAACCTACGGTAGTACGATTACGTACGTACGTATGGTTTTAAGGGAATATTATCATGACTAGTGTCAAATCAAAACGTCTCTATATATGACAGTATATGCTCTTGTTTAGAGTTATGTTACTGTGTATGTAGTGTGTTTATTGATACTAGTCCTATTATGATCATGGAATATGATGAAGAAGTCTATACCTTTGGGTTTCTCAGAGGTCTAGACAATATAAAATGTCCTTTACACGAACGTGATGAGGACAACTACTGCCTTAAATGTGGCAAACCAATGGACTACTAGTCCTACTTTTTGATACTAGGTAGTATTAATTTACCCTAGCAAGAAGAAACTATGATGGAAAAGACTGAAATCCGAAGCTTCAAAACATCTGAGGTAATCGAGATGATTATGAATGGTGTAAGAGAAGGTAGTATTGAGTCTAGTCAGGCTCTCAAGGCTGTAAAGCATTTGATGAGTATTGACTCCAAACAGGCTGAGAATTTTAATGCCTCAGCTGAGAATCCATTAATGCAGGAATTCCTAGACGGTGCTAACGCATACGCAAGGGAGATGAACTGTAAGTTGATTGAATTACGTGCCTTTAGCGTACGAACCAATGACGATACGAGTGCAAGTCGTGAAGTTATTAGTGGAGTTGCTAAACTGTATAGAAAATTGACACCCGAAATGCGATTTTTAGCCTTTGATAGGGCAGGTAGTGCCTTATTGGTGAACAAGGAGACACCCTAATGGTTGTTGAATTGGGCATCAAATTAGTCCCTACTGACGAGGGAATAATGATGTTAGCAGAAGCTAACAAAGAATATGTAGACATGATAGCATGCCTACGTACTGAATATGAGGGTGAGTACAGTTATGTAGTACCAATTCAGGAAGATGAACATCTCTACCTGATTAATACTACATCTACTGACCAGAGTGTATTCAGCAACTCACGACTGTTATCACGTAATGTGATGAACAAGGTTTACAGGCAACCATACTCTGAAAAAGAGTTGGAAAAATGGTGTCTAAGGGCTGAGAGCAGGTTGAATGAGATGATAAGTACTTACAAGATAGTACTTGATAGAATGAACACCGATAGAGGTGAGTCTCTTTGAAGATCACTAAATGTCTATCCGTAGGCGTAGAGCCTGAAGGTTCTATCCTTATTAGTGCAATACATGATGGTGAGTTTCATCATGATGGTTCAGTAGAGGTAGACGGTTCAGGTGGTGGTTGCAATGGCGACTGTCGAGACGACTGTGAATGTGGTGATGAATGTGAATGTGATTCATGTGTAAGATGTGAAGAATGTGATAGGCATGTAAATGACTGTGACTGTGATTCATGTTACTCATGTATGATATGTGAGGCACATTTTGAAGACTGTGAATGTGATAAAGCACACCAACAAAACACAGGAGAGAATGGCAAGTGCCTCAAATGTCTTGAGGTTATAAAGAAGGAAGAAGGCAGTGCTTGTGACGAGTGTTACAGTGCATTTAGTGAAGAAAATTGGAGTCATTCATGCTGGAGACAGAGCCTTTCATACGTACAATGTGACATGGATTGTGGATGTGAATGTCAATGTGAATGTGACTGCAACAGTGGAGAAGGTCAAGACGGAGAGGCAGTAAGTGTCCCAATGCCTGAGACAGAGATGGAGGAGTGGCTTAACTCCAATGAGGATGCAATACTTCGTACCAATAACACATGTGGCATGCATGTACATGTTGGAAACATGACAATGCAGGAGTATGGTGTGCTCATGGATAAGAAGTTCCACGACTTTCTAAAGACAGAGTTATGGCTTTGGGGCAAGAAGGTAGGAATAAGAGAGGGCTCTTCATTCTGGAGGAGATTGGAAGGTAGCAACACATTCTGTAAGGATGAATTTAGACCAGAAGAACAGAAACATGACCGTAGTAAGAGTGGTCAAAGATATTGCTTCATCAATTATTGTTGGAGACTACATGGTACAATGGAAGTAAGGATATTACCATGCTTTCAAAGACCTGACCTAAGAGTCAAGGGGTTTAAAGAAGTAATGCGTATCATACATACGTACTTGGCTAACAACAAACCAAAGATACATAGTTTGGAAATCAAGGAGGTGATCTAATCGTGTGTGTAATAATTTGTATAGATGATGGCAACTATCCATCAAAGAAAACACTAAAGAGTGCAGAAGATATGAACAGTCATGGTGGTTCAATCGCATGGTTGAATAAAGACGGCACTAAATCATACAAGAAGGGTATCAAATCAGGTGAGATAAGTAAGATTATCAACAAACAACTGATACCAAAGGGAATCAAGACGGCAATCATTCACTTTAGGATTGCAAGTGTAGGAGGAGTTAAGCGTAATCTTAACCACCCATTCGAGATAAGTAATAAGGTAGAGTTGAACATGGAGAACTATAACACGACCAAGGATTTATTATTCCACAACGGAACTTGGACTGAGTATACTGATGCTCTTGTTGACTACCTACGTACTAGTAAGAAGACAGTAACAATACCTAGAGGAAACTATTCTGACAGCAGAATCATGGCTTATCTTGCCCACAAGATGGGAGTAAAAGGCATGGCTAAACAGGTAACAGGATGGAACAAGGTGGCAGTACTTACAAGCAAAGGCATACATAAGTATGGCGAGGGATGGTGCAGTTACAAGGGCAACAAGGTGAGTAACAACTACTTTGTACCAATGAAATCACACCAAACATTCGGAGGTTCATTCACACCCACCACCCATTTCAAGGGTGATGTGGATGCATTAGGGTATTTAAATAGTGACGAGTTAATAGAGATGACTAATGTAATGGATATGTATGGTGTAAGTGAGGAAGAGATAGCCGACATGATGAGTGATGGTACTAGTATCTATGACATATCACACAGGCTAGACATTGAGGAAGACATGGCAATAAGAAAGATGGATTTGGAAGAGGAGATACAATACTATAATGAGTTGGGGTTAAATGCTAATTGAGTGTGACCTATGTGGTATGCAACTGCCCGATGACGACAAGATAATCATACGTATGACAAGACATACAGAGTTTCATGAGAAGGCATGGGTACAGCACAGGAACACGACACAGGGTACCCCCAATTATAAATCAGTTTAACTAAACACATGTACATGGTTGCTACCTATACCAAATCGTATAGACACCCATGTATATCATGACTTCAAAGGGGTGGGTTATTATATTATTCGGGTGGTAATCCACCCTCCTCCTAGTAACGTGGCATAGAGTTGTA